TACTATGCAGCAGACGGGAAGATTACATCGGCCAAGCAATACTTTGCCACCCAGCAGATCAGCATCGCCACGCCGCTGACCACCGACCAGAATGGCGTGACCTACAACCCGCCCTATCGGACCGTTAAGTTCTACAATTCGTAAGGGGTGGGGTAAATGAAGGTTAACACCGGACACGCGTTTATCCACCCGGTAACCAATCGCATGATCGGTCCAGGGCAAATGTACGAGGAGTTCGAGGCCGTCAAGCCGGCGGCCTCGGTCGCTTCCGATGAGACTCCCGAAGAAGAGGTGAAGGTCGATGGCGGAAGCGGACCTGATCGGAAAACTCCGAAAGGAAATCGGAGACGAAGTTGAACCGTATAAGTTCTCGCCGGAATACCTGGAATCACTCATCCAGGACGCGGTTGGAGACTATTCCCGGTACCGGCCCCGGAAAAGGAAGGGTACCGTCAACCTGACCCCGGGTGTCACGGAATTCCCCCTGCCGGCCGACTACCAGACATGGCTCACGGGCCTTGATGGGTACGAGGTCCTGGATAAGACCATCTACCTTGATTCGGCTCCCACGTCAGCGGTCGGTGTCAGCTTTACTTATTTGGCCGACCACACGGCAGAAACCGTGCCGGACCGGGATACTCCAATTCTACTTGACTACTGCATGTGGAGACTGCTTAGTGACATCATCCGGGAAGGTGCCGAGATCAGCGGTCTGAAACTTGGCAAGGGCCTTGAAATCGAGTTTGACAACTTCAATCAGGTTGAGAAGTTGGCCGCGAAGCGCCTGGAAAACTACCATCGTAGCGTTAAAAAGGTCATGGGGGGCTACAGCTGATGGATGCCTTAAAGCTCGCCGGCAAGGTCAAGGCGATTATCGCCAAGCACATCCAGGCAAAGGGCTATGAGACAGACGCCGTACTGAAGACCCCAGCAGCTGATGTGGAGAACCGAGACGAGCTGAGTATCACCGATGAAGGGCAGCCGGATCCGCACGCCGAGACGGTTAGGATTGTTGTTACTGCCCATGACATTGAAGAAAACGCTATGGAACTGGGTGACAACCCTGCCGAAGTGTTGGAGTTCATCGTCATCGAAGACGGCACCGAACCGGACGCGCGGCAAGTGAAAGAGGGGCGTCTCCTGGGGTACGATGGGAAGGAATTCGAAATCAAGCTTGCGGCCCCTGCCACACTGGCCGGCCAGTTGATCATCAAGGAGTGCCGGGCTGAAAGGGTGAAGTAGATGGGTGACTTCAGCGACATTGTTCGTGCGTTGCGGTCCATTCCCGGGGGCCTCGACCGGGCTACAAAGCGGGGGCTGAGGCGCGGCGCTGCCATAGTCTTGAAGCGGGCAAAGGGGAAGCTTGGTACCTATCAGCCGGCTATTGGGGATTATCCCGCCTGGTCCAAACTGAAGGCTGAGACAGTGAAGCGAAAGCACACGTCACAGTCTGGTCGCAATAAAGGCAAGCTTACCAGAGCTGGTAAAAAGTATGTCCAAAAGCACGGTTCCTGGGGCGCAGGCGGAAACGACGACTCGCCCCTGGTCGGCATCAGTGGGCACCTGCGCATGGCATTGACAATCGACGACAGCGAGCTGGAGGGCAAAGGTGTGGCTTATGTTGGCGTCGCTGGAGGTAGTCAGGAGCAAGGGAAAGGAAGCCCGGCGGACTACGCCGCTACCCACGAATTCGGTGACGCCTCCCGGAACATCCCGCAGCGCTCGTTCCTACGACCGGCGTTGCATGAGTCCCGGGGTGACATCAAAGAAGAGGTTGCCAAGGAGATCATCAGTGAACTGAGGGGAAGATGGCGATGAGGGATCCGCTGGTTGAAGCGTATAAAGCTATCAAGGCGGCTATCCGGGGCGTCCACGGCGCCGCTTTTAACGTCCGAGACGAGGAACCGAACCCGGTGGAGTTTAAAGCATTGCTTCCGGGCGCCAACATTTTCTATGTTAGCGGTACTGCTGAGAAGGCTCTCATGCGGGAGTATGAACCCCACGGACTGATTGACAACAACGATGGGACATTCACGGTTGGAACCGAGGTCCTGCGCTTTGATTACCTCATCCAGGTTTCTTTCTTCGCCGAGCGCCAGGGAACGACGCTGCGCTTGGCCACCGAATTCCTGGCGGCCATCGAGAAGGAAAATGAAATCCCAATCCCTGGGGACAAGTGGGGCGAAATAATGCAAATCTTTGGGGAGGGGCCACCGATACCACCAAGAGGAGAGATCGGCCTTTACCAAAGTGACCTGACGTTTACCTGCCGTGGCAAGCTGATTATTGAGGATATTGTGAATGTTATCGATGTTTCACAGTTTAAGCCAAAAGTAAGTTAAGGGGGAATGAAACTTTGACCATTCTTCGCGGAGTAACTTCACTGGCCGGGTACCCGCCCGGCCTGTACATCAACGAACAAGCTGTGCCTCAGTCGGACACGGTCGACATGAAAGACTTTGTGCTGGGCTTTGTGGGCGACTTCGACCGGGGGCCGGTTAACCAGTATGTGATGGTCAGCGAGACGCCGACCAAACGGTTGACCGAGATTGTTGAGGCCGTCCTGGGGCTGACGACCAAGAGCAACAAAGGGAACGCCTTGTTGGACCACCTTCATCGTGCCAGGGTTAAAAAGGCCGTTTTTGTCCGGGTGCTTGGCGCCGGTAACGCAATGGCAAGTAAAACCCTAGTGGACCGCCAGGTAACTCCGGACGACACGCTCAAGGTATCGTCTAAATATCCCGGCACCTACGCCAATATTTTCACGGTGCAGGTTGCCAATGGCACGGACGCCAACACATTCAAGCTCATCCTGGTATCCGACTTTGGCACCGAAACATACGACAACCTCAGCATGGACCCGGCCAGCGCCCGCTACGCAGTCACTTACGTGAACAGTCGCAGCGAGCACTTTGTCCTGGAGGACATGGCTTCTTCAGCTGCCGATTACGTCACCGCCCGCCCGGATGTGCTCGCCCAGACCCAGCTTACCGGCGGGTTGAACGGCGCCGCTCTGGTTGCAACTGACTACGTCGGCACAGTTGATGCCGGCACCGGCAAGCGCACAGGCTTAAAGCTCCTGGAACTGGTAGGCAGCATTATCACCGAAGTCGCACTTGCCGACTATTCAGCTGCCACGACTGACGCCGCCCTGTATGCTTTCGGTGAAAAGTACAACTGCATGACTTACTGCGGTATCGGCACTGCGGCAGTGGTTGCCGACGCAATTACCTACCGCGATACCTACGACACGGATTTCATGCAGATGGTTTACGGTCGTTATAAGTCTGTCGGCGACCAGTACACCTCCGGCGCCTGCCTCTCGGCCATCGTCCACGCTATTGGCAACATCGAGGACTCCGGCCTGGCCGTGGAATGCACCTGGGTTTCGGCGGCAGAGCAGGAGCTTGATTTCGACCAGTACACCGACCTTTACACCAACCAGATCGCAGCGTTTCAGCTGAAGCCTTCGGCCGCCGGCGACGGTTCCCTGGTCTGGCGCATGGCCAACGACTACACCCTGGCCAAGACTGACGTGGAAGGCAACGTAATCAGTGACGACGAAAACCGAAAGGTCAATAAACGCCGCCTGAACAGCTGGATTGAAAAGGCCCTGGAGGCGGTGGCGGCCCCCTGGCAGGGGCGGGCCATGTCCAAGAAGATGAAGGACGACGCAGAGCGTCGGATCCGGACATTCTTCGATAACCTGGTCAAGCCGGTGAATCCTTTGGAGACCAGCAAGATTGAGACTTACTCCATCGTCTTCGACGATGCCGCTGCCCAGATTGACCAGTTTGTTCAGAATATCAAGGTCAAGCACTACAACACCGCCGAATGGATTCTCTTGAACTTCCAGGGCGGTACGAATGTGGAGGTGGCGTAAATGGCCCAGGACGGACTGCTTGGTAAAAAGTTGGTGATTGCCATCACTGATCAGGGCGGCAACGCCCTGGCGAAGTCCCCGGAAATCCTGAAGTGGTCTGTTGAAGAGATCACCCAGGAGGAGAAGAAAGCTCCCATCGGGGAAGAGTCGGAGTACCGCCATGTGCTTCAGATGGGCTGGAAGGGCAGTCTGGATGGTCAGAGCCCGAGTACCGCCTACGATGACATCGTAGACCTGAAGGTGAAGTACCAGGAGGACAACGGCGGAACCCTGAAGTTTGTTATCTTCACGACCGAAACCTACAAAGACGGCACGGTGCGGAAGTACAAGTACGAGGAAGTGACTTTCGACGGCTATAAGAAGTCGGCGGACGGCAACAGTAAGCCGATCACAAACAACATCAGCTGGCACGCTACACGGCGCGCCAAAGTATCGTAGGAGGTAGACATGGAAGAAATTACTCTATCGACAGGTAAAAAGGTGACCCCCCGGGAAAAAAAAGGCCAGCACCACTTTATCGAGCGCAGGCTCCTGGCGTCCTGCATGAGCGAGGGCGGTCAGAACATCGGTGGCGTCATGTCCACTGTCACTATCCAGACTGTGGTGGGGATCGCGGCGGTCGATGGAAGTAAGGTCGACATACCGCAGAACCTGGCTGGTGTCTACGAGCTCATGAATGAGTTCACCTATGATGAGTGGAATGAGCTCGAAACCAAAATGCTGCCGAAGGCCGCCCAGGATAAGCTGGCTGAACTGGCAAAAAACTCGCAGAGCAGCCCTGGTTCCGAAATCGCGTCGAATTAGCACTGGCCTCCGGGGCTGGGCTGAGCTATGGCGAAGCTTTGGAGATGGACGATGTGACACTGGCGGCTGCTGTGATTGTGGTTAATGAGTGGAATGAGAGGAATCCCCCGGTCTTGTGATCGGGGGATTCCTCTTGACGTGGTGTTTTTTATAAGACCCTTACATAACAAAGAAAAAAATAATTTCCCATCCTATTCTATTCGTAGACCTCTTGAAATATGGTATACTGTTTAACAAAAAATTCCGGGAGGTCGATGCGGTGAAGCGGTTGATGGTTTTAGTGATGGCTTTACTGGTGTTAACGTTGGTTGGGTGCGGGGGTGGAAAGCAAACTGAGGAGGAAAAAGCTAAGGCAGTCGAAGCTAAGCGAACTCAGGAGTTACAGTTATCTTACGTTGACTTGGCAAAGGTTGATGTTGAATTAGGTAATATTATGGTCCAAGTTAGTGATACCGTAACATCTTTGTCCCAATCAAGGATAACACCCATAAACGCCTATCAATATTTTAAGAAAAGTGAGACGGATTTAACCAATTTATATGGTGTCCTCATGGGAGCTAAGTCCACGCAAGAAACAAAGGAGATTAAGGAAGCCTATCAATACTCAATAGTAAGTCTTAAAAGCGGCGTGCAAGGATTATTAGAGGTGCTTGATCAACCAAAAACAAGTACTATGGCTGAATCTTCTAAAAGCATCGAAACATCATTAAAGCTTAAACAGGGAGCGCAGTTTAAACTCGCTGCTGTAGCGGTTAACGCAGGCATTGATCCAGGAATATATAAAAATAAATAATCATGGATAACAAAAACGTCTTGCCGGGTGATGTATTCACTCGGTTTTGTTTTTTACATAAAACTCCAAAAACGGGGTGGTATCTTTGAGTACGGTTTTAGACTTAGCAATAGCAATTAGTGTAGCCGATTTTGCTTCTTCCTCAGTGAGGAATATTATTTCACAGTTTCGACTGCTCGATGGGGCATCTCAGCAGACCCAGGAAAGATTAAACCATTTGAAAAACATGGCCTGGGGCGGCGGTATCGCTGCTGCTATTGGCACCGCCGGGGTTCTAGCCACGGCCAAGATCGGAAGCGAGGCAGTAAAACAGGCCGCCAACTTGCAAGAGGTCATGACCGAAATTAAGGCCCAGTTCGGGAAAGACATCATGGATCCAAACAAATTCAGCGAAGTCGAAAAGAAAATGAATGACATCAAGGACATTTCAAACCGGTTAGGGCTTCAAACCACATTCTCCAATATAGGAGCAGGGCAGGCCATTCTTGAATTACAGAAGGGCGGTATTGCCTACCAAGACATTATGAATGGGGCGGCAGAGGCCACAATTAAATTTGCACAGCTCAATAAAATGGCTCCTACAGAGGCGGCTGAATTAATGGTACAGACCAGGGCTGGATTTCAGCTTGTGGGACAGCAGATGCTTGAAGCGGCTGACGTTGTTACAAAGGTGGCGGCCGCCAGTTCCGCCGATGCCCTGGACATCCAGCGTGGCATGGGGAATATGGCCGGGTTAGCCACTCAAATGTGGGGGACCAGAGGAAAAACGGAGCAGGTGTTGGATTCTTCTATCTTAGTAGCCCTAACCAGAACGCAGACACCAGAGGGGGCCTCAGCCGGTACATTCGTGAGAAACTTCCTTGAACGACTGGTTCCGCAAACGGACAAGCAAAAAGCAATGATGGAAAGTGTTGGATGGTGGGACGAAAGTCATAAGAAATCTATTTTTCTTGATTACAGCAAAGACCCACGAGGGCAGTTGAAATCTGCGCTTGATATCGCAAAAATACTCCGGGAAACCGTCGGCGGTGGAGCGATGATATCTGATTCAAAAGAGGTCGAAAAGCAATTTGAGCTTGCGAAAGAGGGCGGCATGGGTACGGATAAATTAATCGCCCTATTCCATAAAGTTTTTGGTGAGCAGGGAGGCCGGACAGCCTATGCTTTGCTACGGCAGGGGGGAGGATCTGCCGAAGAAATTTACGCTCAGTACAAAAACCAGCTAAGCCTCAATGAGCGGGTTGCACTTCAGATGCAAAACTTTAACCAGATCCGGGACACATCCAAGGAAAACTGGAACGTATTTTTAAGTGTATTAGGCAGTCCACTTCTTGAATTAGCCAGCAAGTCTTTCCAATCCCTTGGGGTAAGGCTTGCTGACTTATCAAGATACTTCGATGAGCACCCCGAAGTATCTAAGTATATTTTCGCCATAGCCTTTGGTGCCAGTGCTTTTCTAGTGGTCGGTGGCGCGGCAACCGTAGCGGCTGCATCAATCGGCGCACTTAAACTCGCCCTGGCCGCAGCAAACCTAAGCCTTGCCCGAATTGCGATGACCTCTCTCTGGTCCATCCTCGGCTTCGCCGCACTGGTCGCGGTGGCTTTCCTGGTCTACAAAAACTGGGATCAGGTAAAGGTGCTCTGGCAAGAATACGGAGGAGTGGTTAAGGCAGTAGCCATAACGCTGCTCGTGCTCTACACCCCGGCTATCCTTGCCGCGACAGGACAAATGATAGGGCTTGCGGCGGTAACAGGCTACACTATCCTGCGAAAGCTTCTCCTATTTGCCGTGACGGGCGCGGGATCAATTGTTTTGGGCGCATACAGAAGTGTGATGTTGGCTGTAATCATAGCGCAGGCTCTTTGGAACCTCACCACAAACATGACCATTTTAAAATACATCGCCCTGGCCGCAATCATGGGACCTGGCATAGCCCTTATCTACCTTGCCAGGGGTGCTACNATGGCNTGGACGGCAGCGCAGTGGCTGATCAATGTCGCTCTTTCGGCAAACCCGATAGGATTGGTAATTATGCTGGTCGGCGCTCTAATAATCTTCGTTATTACGATTACCGGCAAGTGGCAGGCCCTATGGGAGACGTTAAAAGGGTTTGCGAACAAGATGCCGGGATGGGCGAGTGTTTTATTGGCGGTATTTTTGCCTATTGTCGGCATCCCCTTGTTGCTTATTAAGTACTGGGACAAAGCTGTGGAGGCGGTTAAGAAGTTCTTCGGTTTAAAAGGCGAACAACCTGCAGTACCGGAGGCTGCAAAGGTTGCGGTTGATAATCCGGTGAAGATACCTGCAACCATTGACATGGGAAATATCGGTGAGCAGCTAAAAGCCTTTAATATTGATGGTATGGGTGACCTAGCAAGCCTTAACATTCCCGCCAACATGGATTTAAGCCAAATTCAACAACAATCAGCAGAGTTGCAGACCAAGATGGGGGCAACCGGCGAGAATGCCTCCCTTGAGCTTGCAAAAGGCCTTACCAGTCCCGAAGGAACGGCACAGATAACCAATAGCGCGGCTGCTATAAGCAGTACCATCACGGGTGCCCTACCTCAGCCGGAAGCGTCTTACCAGCACGGCCAGAACCTCGGGCAAAGCCTGGCAGATGGTCTGATCTCGAAAGAAAGCCAGGTTCGCGAGGCGGCAAAACTGTTAGCGACGGCCGTACACGACAACCTGGGGGTTTCTTCCCCTACCAAAGAAGGACCGCTGAGCACAAACCACCTCTGGGGCGGGAATCTAGTCAGGTCCATCGCCGGCGGGATGCTAGATAAATTGGCTCTTATTAAAGGAGCCTCCGCGGTGGTGGCAGACGTTATGGCCCTTAATGGCCGAGTCTCCGGGGATACCGGTTATAGCGTAGCTTCCCCAGCCAGGGGCGGCATCGTTGTTCATGGCCCGTTGATCGGTGCCATCTACCAGCAGCCCGGCGAGAGCAACGAAGACCTGGTGCAGCGCATCAAGCGCGAGTTGGGTTTTGAGGCCGAACAGGCCAACCTCACCCTTGGCCGACTTTCCTTCGCGGGGGTGAGGTAAATAGCTAAATATACCCGTTCAGATAGCGAGTCGACACGCTAAGGCGCTTACCTCCGGCGCTTATTCTGAGCGGGTTTTAATTTTGACAGCGTAAGATTGTGCCGCCAATGGAGGTAAATTAAATTACGGAGGAATGGAATAATGAGTAAGCAAATTGCGCTGGTTGAAGATTTTGGAGTAATCGCATTGAAAGACATTCCGGTGGTTAGCAGTCGCAAAGTGGCGGAAGTATTTGGTAAGGAGCACAAAAACGTATTGGCCGCAATTGAAAACTGCGGGTGTAGCGAGGACTTTAATCGGCTTAATTTTAAGCCGACCACCTACAAGGACAGTCAGGGAAGAAAGCAACCAGAGGTGCTTTTAACCAAGGACGGTTTCGCTTTTATCGTTATGGGATTCACTGGGAGAAAAGCTGCACATTTCAAAGAAGCGTATATACGGCGCTTCAATGAAATGGAACAATTTATCCAAAGTCGGTATGCTGCCCGCCTTGAATCCCGTGACCTCACCGACGCTGTTCAACTATTACACGACCCGCCGAAGCACTATCACTACTCTAACGAGTTCGACATGATTAACAGGATCGTCCTGGGGATGCCGTCCAAAAGATTCCGGTTGCAACATGGATTGCCGAAGGATGCACCGATTCGCGATCATCTGACACCGCAGCAGGTTGACGCTGTTCAAAAACTTCAAAGTTTTGATGCGCATTTAGCGAAGATCATACCAGACTACAAACAGCGTCAAAGTTTATTGCAAGATTACTTTGCGAAGATAAACACTCCAAAACTTCTCGAATTAACCGGTTCATAAAAACGCTCTCCCAGTGAGGGTGTTTTGCTTTAATGGGAGAGGTGGTAGATAATGCGCGTAACTCTCGGCGGCTTCGAATTCCGCGACCTCGAAAAGCCCGACTTTGTTCAGTTCGGTGGCAAGCAGTCCCTGGCCATCAGGGAGTTCCCAGGCGGCAATCTATCTATCCAGGACCTCGGCGCAACCTACCGGCCGGTGACCTGGCGGGGTGTCTTTTCTGGCGCTGACGCCTATGACCGCATGATGACGGTTGGCCTGATGCGGACGGCCGGGAAGCCAGTGGACCTGGTCACGGACAAGTTTACAATGCCGGTGATGATTGAGGAGTTTCTGCCTGATTACAAAAATGACCGGCGCATCCCGTTTGCAATCACATTGCGCCGGCTCGTTGACAACCGGCCAGGCCAGACACAAAAGACAGACCTGGTTGACCTGGCCGCCGACCAGGTAGCGGTAGGGAGCAGCGAACAAACCTACACCGTCCAGGATGGGGATACCTTAAGCCGCATTGCGGCCAACATTATCGGGGACCCAAACGCCTGGGAGTCGATTTATCTTGATAACCAGGATATCCTGGTTGACGGCCCTCATTTGATTCAGCCGGGGATGAAGCTGGTGATTAGCAGTGCTTAAAGATCCTCTAATCAACCGCAAAGGCCCGTTCCGGCCCACGGGTAAGCCGCTCGTGAAGGTGACCATCAACGGCAAGGCGGCAGCGGACTGGATATCCTTCCGGGCAGAGGCCAACGGCCTGGGTGCGGTGGACGCGTTTCAGGTCATGCTTCCCTGGGAGGTGACCGAGTTCGTTCCCCGAGATGACCTGCTGTACAGCGGTCCAGATAAGTCCTCTGACCTTGTCTTTGGTTCGGCGGACGTAAAGATAGAGGCCGGCTTTGAGGGCGAGGGGGATCCCGTCTCGCTCATCGAGGGTGTGATGGACCGGCCGGCATGGGACTTCTCTATGCGCAGCGGGGAGATTGTCACAATCCATGGCCGCTCATACGCGGCCCGCCCTTTCGACTACAAGGAGACAGCTAAGTGGCAGAACCTGACCGCGACGGCAGCCTTTAATGAGATTGCGGCTTTCCACGGGCTGACGCCGGTGGTGCCGCAGGAGACGTCAACACTTGTCGGAGAGTACCAAAATGAAGACCATGTCAATATGAAACGCGAAGTCTCACACTGGGACTTCGTTCTTTATTTGGCCCAAGCCGAAGGGTTTACGACCCGGGTGAAAGGTAAGGAGTGGTTTCTCGGCCCACATGATGAACTGCCCGGTTATAAGCTTGACCCAATTCCGTTTACCTGGGGTTACAACATTGACGAACCGTTTCGGATTGAGAGGGCGCCCAACGCTGCCCGAAACCTTGTCGTAGAGGTGATTTCCTGGATCCCGGGTAAGAAAGCAGGCAGCGGGCAGCGGATTGTTGAAAAGGCCTCATTCGCTGAGTCGTCCACCGGTCACAAGTACATCTTGCGTTACTACTATCCTAACTTTACCCGGGACCAGGCACAGCGTACCGCCCAGAGTATCCTGGCGGAGCTTTCGAAGCGGCAGGTCTACGGCTCTTTTAATACAGACTGGTTCCCCGAGCTATCCAATGATCGGCGCATCAGCCTGCACGGGGTGGGCCATGGCTTAAGCCAGGTCTACTTCGCACCTAAAATCGTAGTGTCGGGGTCCAAGGAAAGCGGGCTACGGACGGAGATCACCTTTACGAACCTGCCGCTAGAGGAAGGGGGGCAATTTGGCTAAATGAAAATGTTTTCTGAGCAGCAGAGAGCGGCAGGAGGACTACAGCCCCAGTCGTCTATCGTATTTGGTACCGTCGTAGCCACTGACGAAGAAGGGAGGCGATTGAAAATCGTGGTGGAGCCTTGGGGTGTGGAGACCGGCTGGTGCAAAGTCCTTAAGGACACTTTTTACCCCATCCCGCCTCACGAAATCCATGCGCCGCACCCGGATCCAGACGCTCCCATTGACCCGGAAACGGGCCAAAACCTACACAAGCACAATAACCATTCGCCACATGAGCCGGAGTGGCCATATAAAGTTGATCAGGAGGTCCTGGCAGCAGTGGTCCAGGGTAACAACGGAGCAGAGCAGTATGTCGTTCTGGGACTGATTGATATGGGGGCGGTGAGCGATCAATGAACCCTGGAACAGACATCCTGGTGTTAAACGGTGACATTATTTTTGACGGTGATACCCTGGCCATCGTAAGCGGTGATGATAACGTCCAGCAGCAGGCCTATTTGTGTCTGCTGGCTGACAAAGGAGAAAGCATCTTCTTTCCGGACTATGGTACCTTCCTCCATGGCATCCTCGCTAAGCCTTGCACCGATGAAAACGCGGCGAAGGCGGAGGCGGAGGCCCGAACCGGCCTGCTCCGGGTGGGTGATGCCTCCGGCGGCCAGGGGTGGATTGAAGAAGTGCTTGATTGCCGACTGCTCTTGACTGAGGTTGACGGGAAGGCTGCCAAGATGTTATTTGCGCGGTACCGGATTCGGGGTGACAGCACGGTGCGCGAATTGAAGGCTGCGATTAAGGTTTAGAGGGGGTGATGACAATCGATTGGCCGACTAAGGACAGCATCACGCAGACCCTTGTCACAAATATTATAGGCCCGGGGAAGACGATATCTGATCTATCCAACCAGTGGTTTACGAAGCACTTGATCGTGGCTCTAAGGGAGGCGATCTATCTCCTGGTAGTGGTTATCAAGTCTGTCTATGACCAGATTACGGCGCTCGGTGCTAAAGGCGATAAGCTAGATGAAGAGGGATTTGAATGCGGCGTTGACCGCAAGCAGGCAACAAAGGCGGTCCACATAGTTACGCTGCGCAAGAGCTCGGCGGTGCCAGCAAATCTTCCGGTGCCGGATAATTTCTTGTTGACTACTACCCCGTTAGGAAATGCTCCACCAATCCAGTTTCGCGTAAAGTCAGGGCAGGGGAAATATATTGCGGCTGGCCAAGCATCTATTGTTGGGGTACAGGTGGAGTGCACCCAAGTTGGAGAAGTCGGCAACGTTCCAAGCGGTGCAATCAATTTGGTGGCCCAGGCCGGATTTGATTCAGTGACGGATTCCGCGCTCGTTGAGAGCGGGCAGGAAAAAGAGGATGACGAGGTCTACCGTGTGCGGATATTGGAGCGGAAACGTAACCCTGAGCGCGGCGGGGCGCCAATTGACTATAAGATATGGGCCGAAAGCGTTGAAGGGGTGGTTTCGGCGACTGTGTTTCCGCGGAGCAGGGGAAACGGAACGGTCGATATACTGGTTACGGGAAGCGACGGTATACCGAGTCAGACTCTAATAGACCAAATCCAGGCTCACATTAACACCAAGACTCCGGCCGACATCGCCGATGGGGGTGTATTGGTCATTGCGCCTACCGCTGTCATAATAGACGTCACCCTGACTGGGTGTCTGTGGCGGGACGGCTACACCCCGGCAAGTGGGGGTCAAATCGTCGATAATGCACTTAAAGATTATATAAGTATTCGGGCCAATATCGATCGCGTAGTCAGGGTAGTGGACCTAATAACTACAGCCAAAGGTGCGTATGATGCTGTTGATCCGGATAAAAATAATGTGCTTATCGACTTTAATATTACGGCTCCAGCAGTAAACCAAGATTTGACTAATACAGAGATGTCAGTCCCCGGGACGATAACACTATCTTAGAGGTGGCAGCTCATGGGATTTAAAGAATTTTTATTAGCCATCTTCCCTCGCCGGTGGCTAAACCCCAACGCCCCCGGCGTCATCCGTCTACTCGGTGGTCTGGGGGCATCACTGGATGAATATGACAGCCTTGTTAAACAGGTCAAGCATGAGATACGAGTTTCCACCGCCGTGGAAACTATCCCAGCACGGGAGGTAGAATACGGCTTACCGGTAGACCCATCCCTACCTATAGAAACACGCCGGGCAAACATTATAGCCCGAAAGCGGGAGCGCGGCGGGCCGGTAACAAAGGATGACCTGGTGAACATGCTAAGGGCATACGGCTTAGAAGTGACCATTTTAAATGATTATAATCACGCCGTAATGAAAATACACGTTGAGTCTCCGCCGGGAGAGCCACCAGGCTTTCGACAAATACAGGCTTTTGTCGAAAACGTCTGCCGGGCGCACGTAGGCAAAGAGTGGGAGTTAAGTTATCTCACATGGGATAAACTTGATAACTACCTGCTTAAATGGGATGAGTTAGACGCGTATGGAGTGACTTGGGACGAAATTATATTGTTTCCGCCTTCTCCATTTGTTTCTGCTGCTAATTTAGGGTTAACTTTCTGTGAACAATAAGGAGGGATTATAAGTGCCAGGACCTTTCACTTTCCCCCAAGACAGTAACTATAAAGCGGGGGCGATTAAAAACTTTCGGGATAACAAAGATTTTGTGATCCCTACAGCTGATGTTTCCGGAATGCCGTTCCTGTTGGCCAACTCTGTTCTGGGGGCTAACGCCATATATATTCAGCCTACCCAGGATCGGCTGGGAAACGTGCTGCTCAATCGCGTTCAGGCCTTTGTTTTTGCTGACCAGGGCGGAACTTTGTATATCGAGGAGGCTAATGTAGACGGCGCTTGGTCTGTTAGTCGGACAATTAACCTAGACGCTAATCAATTAAGCGACTCAGGTTGGGTATGGCTGACTAAAAAGCTTTACCGGTTTCGCTACGTTAACGGAGTTTCTGAGCAAGGAGTATTTGCGCTGTATCAGATGGTCAGCTTTGGCCAGATCGATGTCCAGCAGCTAGTCTACGACCAGGATACCGGGGTCTTCGTGCCGCCTCATATGGCTACGAATCCAAAGGGTCTCCCTGCGGACGTGACAGACCGGCCGGCGCGTGTCTTGGGCAAAGTCGATGCCGTGCTATTGGGCAGTACTGGGGGGCAAGTCACAGTCACAGACGGGAAGTTGGATGTCAACGCCCAGGTAACGGTTAGCGCGGTTACAAC